GGCTATGAAGAGGCTAAAGCGGAGTGTGAAAATTGTACTCAGTAGAGTTTGAAAAAGATGCAGCTGTAATAACGGTTTTATCTGAAGATGATTCTCAAGAAGATGTTGAGGTAATCGTTGGAGATAATGACGTAGTATTTGTTCGACAATATCAAGAGTATAAGAATGAGTATGATGTTATTGTTATGACATGGCAACAGCTAATGGATATTGCTGCTGCTATTAACAGCCCCGAGGGGTTGTTTAGACTAGTAAGGAAACAAGCATGAATATGAATTGTCAACTTTATGAAAAAATGGCGCTTGAGTTTTATAAACCTGGGCATAGACACCATGATTATTTGTTTCATGGTTTAAGAGAAGAAGTAGAAGAAGTAATTGAAGCTGAGTCTCTTGAAGATACTTTAGATGAACTTGGAGATGTACTTTGGTACGTTACTATTATTGCTAATAAAATGGGTGTTAGCTTAGACAAAGTAATGATGGGTAATATTAACAAACTAGAAATGAGAGAGCTAGGAGTAAAGAAAAATGCCTAACTGGTGTATGAATAGTGTTACAATTAACGGCAAAAAAGAAAAATTAGAAGCAATTATAGAGGCTTGTAAAGGGGATAAGTTTCTTAATTTTCTTGTTCCAATTGGTGAGTGGCAGTATGGCATTGCTATCGAGGCTTGGGGAACTAAATGGGAAGTTAGCGATGTAGACTATGATCTTCAGGATGATGATACTTTAGTGCTTAACTTCGAAACTGCTTGGGGACCACCTACTACAGCTTATATGACAGGAGAGCAAACTCATGATATTACCATCTACGCTTCTTACTATGAGCCTGGAATGGCCTTTGTAGGAGAATATGAAGACTCTGAAGATAACAGCTATAATATTGATTTTGAAGATGAATCTTGGATGGATGAAATTCCAGAGCATCTTTCTGATCATTGGGGGTTGTATGACGAGTATGAATCTTGGAAAGAGTACCAAGACGAAGAAGAATAAGGATAAAAATTACCTGACGTTAAAGAACAATTAAAGGAGCTATTTATGATAGCAATTATTGATGGTGATGTTCTCTTATACATTAGTATTTGGGGGGCAGAAACCAAAGAAGAAGCAAGTAATAACTTTAAAGAGTTATTTACTGCTATCAATGAAGATCTCTTTGCAGAAGACTACGTCATGGCCCTTGGTGGCCCTGACAACTTCAGAGTAGATTTATATGCTGAATATAAAGCTAATCGCAGTAAGTCGAAATCAACAAGACCAGAATGGTTCTTAGATTTGAAGTCTGATATAGCAAACGAGTATAAAAATTGTATACTAACTGATTATTGTGAAGCTGACGATATGGTTCGCACTTGGGCAGAAGATTGTCGCAAGGGTGGTAAAGACTTTGTTATTGTTTCTGTTGATAAAGATCTAGAATGTATTGAGGGTACTCATTATAATCCTCGAAAAAAAGAACTCTATTACATTGATGATTATTATGCTAATCGTCATTATTGGAAACAAATTCTTATGGGAGATTCAACTGATAACATTCCAGGAATTCCTGGGATTGGCCCTAAAAAAGCCCTAAGGTTATTAGATGAAACTCCTAAAGAATTTAAACAAACTGTTTGTGCAGCTTATGCAGATTACTATGGTAAAGACAAAGGTTATGAGTATCTTATAGCTAATGGTAGGTTAATTCATATATGGCGACATATAGGTGATTACTTCAAAATAGATAGAGATGTTTATAATGAATTGTGTACATGGTATGAATAAAGGTCATTGGACTTATCCTTATAAATTTGATCCGCAGCAATATAATGGATTTCTTTATCTTATTGAAAATAGGGTAAATAACATGTTGTACATTGGTAAGAAGCAATTCTATCATGGCGGTAAAAAGCGTTCTAAAACTTATGGAAAAGAAATGGCATGGAGAACTTATGTAGGTTCTTCTAGCCATGTCAAAAAAGATATTGCTAAGTATAGTAAAGAAAATTTTAGTTTTGAGATTGTAGATCTTTATAAAACAAAAGGTGGACTTTACTATGCAGAAGCTTATCTTCAAATGGTTTGTGAATGTATGACAAGTGATAAGTTTTATAATAAACAAATTGCTGCAATTCGTTTTGTTCCTAAAGAAGACTTAACTAAACGAACTAGAAGCTATGTTAATAAGATTAAAAAGAGGATTAAATGAAAATACACCCCGCAGCCCCTGCTAGTTATATTGTTGGCCTTGTCAGCTTATTTCTTGCATTAATTGGTTATATTAGTGGGTATGAGCTATTTGATCCTGTTATGGCAATAGTCTTATACCTGTTATTAAATGAACTTAGTAAATTTATCGCAGAATATACGATGAAAGAAGACGATGGGACAGATAGTAACTCGTAATCAACCTTGTGAAAAGTGTGGAAGCAGTGATGCCAAACAAATCTATGATGATGGTTCTGCTTTTTGCTTTTCATGCAAATCTAACTTTTTTGCCCCGAAAGAGGGTTATATGGAACAACCAGAAATTAAAAAAGACTGGTCTAATAGACTACAGGAGGTTCAGAATGATTACCCTTCTCGTGGTTTTAAGGAGCGTAATATTTATCTTCAAGTGGCTGAACATTATGGTGTTAAAGTTTCTTACGATCTTGATGGTAACATTGACGCTCATTACTATCCTTTTTATGCTGATGACAAATTATGCGGATACAAAGTTAGACGACTCCCCAAAGACTTTTCCTCAATCGGAACAGTTAGAGGTGGCTTGTTTGGACAGCAATTGTATTCTGGTGGCCCCAGGCTCGTCATCACCGAAGGTGAATTGGACGCAATGTCTGTGCAATCAGCATGGTTCAAAAAATACAAAACCTTCTATCCAGTAGTTTCTTTAAGATCTGCGTCTAGCGTTAAAGATCTTATTAAAGAGCGTGATTGGATTCGTAACTTTAATGAAGTTATTCTATGGTTAGATAACGATGATGCAGGTAGAGAAGCTACTAAGGAAGCTGCTCGTATCATTGGTTATGATAAAATTAAAATAGCTAAAAGTAACGAAAAAGATGCTAGTGATCTTTGGATCAAAGACCCTGATAAAGTATTAAAGACTATCTATGATTCAGTAGAATATACACCTGCAGGGATACTTACTAAAGATCAATTATGGCATCAACTTGAGAAGTATAATGAAATTGAATCTGTGCCTTATCCTGACTATATGGAAGGATTAAATGATAAACTAAAGGGAATGCGCTTTGGCGAAATTACTCTTTGGACTTCAGGTACAGGTTCTGGTAAATCAACTCTGCTAAGAGAAATCGCTATAGACTTATTGGAGAAGACAGATGATAAAATCGGTATTATCTCGCTTGAAGAATCACCTGCAGAAACAGCACGTAAAATGGCAGGTATGGCAATTAATCGGAATCCAGCAAATGAAGAAATTCCAATCAATGATCTCAAAAAGGGATTTGATAGGATTTTCGATTCTGACCGTGTTCTGGTACTTGATCATCAAGGTAGTATCTCAGACGGATCCATCATGGATTTCTTGGAGTATATGTGCCTTAGTGGTTGTAAGTACCTTTTTGTTGACCATATCACTATCCTCGCTTCAGAAGGCGCTGAAGGACTTACTGGAAACGAAGCAATAGATAAGATTATGAATGACTTACTTAGACTTGTAAAGAAACACGAAGTGTGGATTGGTCTTATTAGTCACTTACGTAAGACAGATAATAAAGGAAGAAGTTTTGAAGAAGGTAAACTACCGTCAATGGATGACATTCGTGGCTCTGGTTCTATTAAGCAAATTTCTATGGATATTATCGCTTTTGCTAGAAATGTTGGCTCTGATAACCCAGAAGAGCGAAACACTATTAAAACAAAAGTCCTTAAGTGTCGGTATACTGGCCTCACAGGTCCGTCAGGAAGTCTTTACTATGACTTCGACACAGGACGTTTAAAGAAAGGTGCTAATGAATTTGAAACTGTTGATGAAATCCGAATATGAAATGGATGAACAACACTTAGTACTATTGTCTATTATTTGTCAGCTTCTCGATGGAGGGGCTGACGTCTCTAATCTTAATCCTGACGTTCAAGATTATTTGCAAGGTTTTGCTGAAGATTTAAACAAGGAAGATGATGAGTTCATAGACATGATTTATTACTATGCTGACACATTCTTTAATAAAGTAAATAACAATAAAAAGGCATTTCACTAATGAAGGAAGAATTTGAAAAATTAAAAAAGAAGGGTTATACAAACGAAAAGTTTGAAGCCTATCTTAGAAATCCGAACGTAAAAAAGATATATAATGCTGCCATGCTTACTGAATTAAAAGCATTGTGGTATGCTGAAGAAGTAATGGAACAAGAAGAAGAAACTCTTTCCATGCTTGCTGAAACAGATACGGCAATACCTGATGAGTTTGAAGATATGACTAAAGATGAATTAGATCAGTATTCTATTGATACTTATGGCATCGATTTAGACAAGCGTTATTCAAAACAAAACATGATTAACGAATTAAAAGAAGAACTAAAAAAACAAAACGAAGAATAATACTTAATCTTCCATTACATTTAAAGGGGAAATAACATGGATCCATACAGAAGCTTTATCCACCTGTCTCGCTATTCACGTTTTCTAGATGAAGAAAATCGTCGTGAAACTTGGAAAGAGACAGTAGATCGCTTAGTCGGTTTCTGGAAAGACCAAGTAAGTAATAACACGCTTACTGAAGAAGAATTTAATGGCATCCACGATGCAGTATACAACCACGAAGTAATGCCCTCAATGCGTTCAATGTGGTCTGCAGGAGATGCTTTAGCAAAAAATCATTTCCGTGGTTATAACTGTAGCTTTGCTGCCGTTGATCATCCACGAGTATTTGATGAAATCCTGTTTATTCTTATGGCAGGTACTGGTGTAGGCTTTAGCGCCGAAGCCAAATACGTCAACAAACTACCAATTATTAATGATACTTTTGCTAAAACCGAGCGTGTTATTCAAGTAGAAGATAGTGCAGAGGGTTGGGCAAAGGCTCTACGTAAACTTATTGCTGATTTATATTTAGGAAACATACATGAATGGGATTATAGTAAAGTTCGTCCAGAAGGCGCACGACTTAAAACTATGGGTGGAAGAGCTTCTGGTCCGCAACCACTTATGGATCTTTTTGACTTTGTAACTAAAACGTTTAAAGAAGCTGCAGGGCGTAAACTACGTCCAATTGAGGTACATGATATTGTTTGTAAAATTGCTGAAATCGTTGTTGTTGGGGGCGTCCGCAGGTCTGCTCTTATCTCTATGTCTGACCTGGGAGATCCTGAAATACGAGATTGTAAGTCAGGTCGTTGGTGGGAAACAGAAGAACAACGTGCGTTAGCAAATAACTCTGCTGTTTATGACCAAAAGCCTTCTATGGCTGTTTTTATGGAAGAGTGGGTTTCATTAATGAAATCAGGCTCTGGTGAGCGTGGTATCTTTAGCCGTTATGGTGCTCAAAAGCAAAACAACAGCGGTCGCCGTGATTCTTCTTTAATTGAAGGTTCAAACCCTTGCGCAGAAATCCTTCTTCGTGGAAATCAACTATGTAACCTTTCAGAGGTTGTATGTCGTGAAAACGATACAGAAGAAGATCTTTCTCGTAAAATTCGCATGGCTACTATTCTTGGTACGCTACAATCAACTCTTACAGACTTTAAATATGTACGTAAGATTTGGCAAAAGAACTGTGAAGATGAGCGCCTATTAGGTGTATCTTTAACAGGGATTCAAGATTGTCGTATTTTACGTAATCCTGATCCAGCAATGTTACGGAGGTTGAAACAGGTAGCAGTTGACACAAATAAAGAATATGCTGAAAAGCTGGGCATTAATCCTTCGACAGCGATCACTACGGTTAAGCCGAGCGGTACTGTTAGTCAGCTTGTCGATAGTTCTTCTGGTATTCATGGACGTTTTGCGCCTTATTATATTCGCTCAGTACGTCAGTCCAACAATGACCCCTTAACACAAATGCTTAAAGATCAAGGAGTTCCTAACGAAGAAGACGTTATGAACCCTGCTAAAACAACTGTGTTCTATTTTCCAATTAAATCCCCTGCAGGAGCAACTTTAGCTAATGAACAGACTGCCTTGCAGCAGCTTGAAAACTGGCTTAAGTTCCAAGAGAATTGGTCTGAACATTCTGTTTCTGTAACTATCTATGTTAAAGAAGATGAATGGATGGAAGTAGGTGATTGGGTTTATAAGCACTTTGATCAGATTACAGGTATTAGTTTCTTGCCTTATTCTGAGCATACTTATCAACAAGCACCTTATATGGCTTGTTCTGAACAAGAGTATATTAAAGCTAAACATGCTTTCCCCGAAGTAGACTTTAGTATGCTACCAAACTATGAAATCGAAGATAACACAGAGGGCGCTCAAACCTTAGCGTGTGCTGCTGGTGGCTGTGAGATCTAGACGTCAAATAGGTAAAGTTGAATCACCCTGTATAAAAGTTTGTCAAATAAAAGATGGCTATTGTACAGGGTGTTTTAGAACTATCGATGAAATCCGTGATTGGATGATAATGTCGGAGTATGAACAAAAGAAGCTTAAGTATGAACTTATGTGGAGAAAAGAAAATACCTGACGTTAAAGAACAATTAATAGAAAGTATTAACAATGTGGGCCTTAGTATGGTTACAACTTATAAGTATTGATGGTAGTTTAAAATATTACCATATAAACACTTATAATAATAAAGATCAATGTGAGAAAGAACTTAATTCTGCTAATATGTTAGTTGGTGACAATGAAGTATTAGTTTGTTTAGATCTTACGAAAGGTAGAAAATGATAGTCCAAAGGCGATCTATTATAACTGGTCAAGTCAATACTATGAATATTGATTGTACCGAAGAACAACTTAAAAGACATCAGATGGGAGAACTTGTACAAGATGTTTTCCCTAACCTATCAACTGATGAACGAGAGTTTTTAATTTCAGGAATAACACCTGAAGAATGGAATAATCAATTTCAAGAGAGTAAGTTATGAAATATGTGAAGAAAAATGGAAAGAAGACATCACAAGGTAAACGTAATGTTAAGATGTCATCTATGAATAAACATAAGAAGCGTAATAGAGGGTTGTATAATGGCGGAAAATAAAGGCGGTGCCTATATATTTGGAGCTTTTATTGGAACTTTAATTGGTTTTACAATAACAGCAACTTTAACAACTTACGTGGGGCTAACTGTTCTCGGTTGGCTTGGAATTAACTAATGGCAGACGTTGTTGACATTACTGACAGGATTAGAGAACGAAATAATTTAAAAGCTGAATCAGAATACTTTAACAAGCATAATGAAGCTTTGGATTATCTAGAAGAAATCTTTCACGGCGCAATCTTAATAGAAATCTGTGAAAACGGATCTATTAATATGTCATCAACTCAAATGAACTCAGAAGATACTATCGATGTTCTACTGAGTGCTGCCTTTAAAGTGAAAGACGGAATGGATAAGGAAAAATGATTTATGCAGCGATCCTAGTGTACTGCACTATGGATTTAAAAAAGTGTCAGGTTGTAGCGCATCAAGTGCTGCACCGTACAGAAGAATCTTGCCTAGAAGGTTTAGGCATAGGTTATGGACTTTATGAAAAACAAGGCTATGCTATACCCTTGTATAAATGTGTAGTTATAAAAGAAGATGTGAAAAATGGTTGATATTATTGTTGTGCTGTTTGCCTTAGTAGGTTTAGCAGCCATTGTAAATGAAATATTAAAGAATAGTGGCGTTTATGAAATGTCTATCTTTAAGCGTTATTGGAATTATATGAATACTTGGCGAGAACATCGTCGAATCATTAAAGAGTTAAACGCTTTAACAGATCGAGAACTAACTGATATTGGTATTAGTCGTGCCGATATTAACCGATTAGTCTGGTTAGAAGAAGATAGAACTATGAAAAGCCGTGGAGAAAAAGAATGAGTGAAGAAGAGCAGCTAGATGAAATGGTTGATGAAATGTTTGAGAGTTATTGTGAGGGTGGCTTTGATTTTGATACTGATCAATCTCTTAATGACATCTTTAAAATGATTTTCAATGATGCGGTGCGGATGACTTTGTCTGTATTGGAATCTCAAGAAGAAGAAGAAAACGAGGAAACTGCTTAATGTACTATGTTATAGGTAAGGATAATTGTCCTTGGTGCCAAAAAGCAAAAGCTTTACTTGATAAACCTGGGAATCCTCCTTATGTGTATAAAAACTTAGACAGACTACCTGAAATTAAACGAAAATCTTGGGTGGACTTTATTAAGAATGAACTAAGCAAAACTACTGTACCAGTTATTATTAACGTTGTAGGCGGTTATGAAGATCTTGAGGAAGAACTAAATGACTACTGAAACTAAAAAGAAACGTGGACGTCCACCATCTAAGGTAAAGTTAAAACACAACCCCAAGACAGCTAAAGAAGACTTCTTTAAAAGGTATAAAGATGTTACTGACTTTGGTATTTATGGTGTTGATGACTTTACTAAAGAGATTATCGAACACTTGTGGAACAATCCAGAAATAACTTTTTATGTAACAGATGAGAATAATTCTCGTTTAGCTAACATGAATCGTTACTTTGGTCAAAGAAGCTTTTCTATGTATCGTTGGAATGTCTTTCCACCAAGTGGTTTCATAGAAGAACCTCCTGTTGATATTATCTTGGTTGCTAAAGACAACTACGAGAATGTAAAACAAAGGCCAAATCCTTATGGTGTTAAACTATTACTATTGGAAGAAATATGATTAGTACTACTGAAACTTTTATTCCTAAAAATCAAAACAAAGACTATATGATTGTTGACTTTGTTGAAATGCGAAAAACTCATAATGCTGTAATGGCAGACATTATGGCAGTTAGTTACAAGGGTAAAACTTATGAACTTCTTTGGGATGATTACTACTCGTACTTCTCAGGTAAAGTTGATGGAGAGTGGGGCTTTATACCTTAAAAGAGTCCTTACTGCTTTTTCAGTCTTAATTAACGTACTCCTTGGTGGAAGTAATAACCAAACTTTTTCTGCAAGAAATCATTCTTGGAAAAGAAACGGTTATCCTAACTTAGTTTGGTTTATAGACAGTTTCCTTGGAAAAGGCCACTGTTTAGAATGTTGGGTGTACTGGAAGGTACGCCGCAAGTGGTAATTTGGCCTCGGCTCCTCTGGTGGTTCCCTTCGGGGAGCTGCTGGGGGAGTCGGGGTAAAATTTTTTTTTTTTTGATATTAAGATGAAATGGATATTAATTTTTATTAGTTACTCTAATGGTCATGTTATGACTGTTGGTAACGGTGTCTTTGAGACACACATGGAATGCTTTGCTGCTAGAGAGAT